AAACGATACGCCACATACAAAAAACCAAAACGGGGAAATACTTGAGGCCGAGCCATTATACGAAATCACAGTTGAGGGAAATAGCAATTACTTTATTGGGCGAAGATGTTTACTAAACCATAATTGTGGAAAATCTCTTCTCTCGTGGAACTTGCTTATCCGTGAGGCGACTACTAAGCCAGGGACATACTGGTACTGTTTTAACAACTACTCGACAGCGTATAACGACATTTGGATTGCTCAGACGTCGAAAGGTGTCCGCTTCCTCGATATGATACCGAAGAATATGATAGTGCGTATGAACTCGGCTAAGCTTGAGATTGAATTGACGAATGGCTCCGTTATTAAGCTTATCGGTATCAACAACGTCGACAAGTTGGTGGGTGCTGGTCTTATGGGCGTGGTGTTTGACGAGTATGCTGTCCTTAATCCTAATTCAATCGAATTGGTTACAGCTATGCTTGCGGAAACTGGTGGTTGGCGTGTGATGATTTCAACGCCACGTGGCAAGAACCATTTTTACGAGGAGTACCAGTTTGCCTTGGCTCACCCTGAGTTTGCTTTGGCTAACAATATGCACTGTGGTATGGAAGAGGTCGCTCAGTATATGGCACCTGGATTTTTGGAGCAGGAGCGTCTTAAGATTATCAGCAAGTATGGCAATGACGCCTTATACCAACAGGAGTATATGACGAGTTGGGTTAGTCCTAACTCTGGTTCGGTGTTTGGTGCGTTGACAAAGATTATGAAGGACGAGGGGCGTGTAACTGTCTTGCAGGGCGATAGCTCACGACAGTACTACACCGCGTGGGACTTAGGTTCTGCCGACTATACGAGTATCGTGCTTTTCCAGGTTGACGATAAAGGCTTCCCGACTGTCCTTGACCATATCGAGAACCGTAACGAGGACGTTACTTGGTACCTCGGAGAGATTAAAGAAAGAGGCTGGCAGGTTCATACACACTTCCTCCCTCACGACGCCGCCCACCGTCGAGGTGCTAGAAATGAGAGTTATAAACGGGCGTTAGAGATTGAGGGGGTTACTAACACGGTGGTGCTAAGCAAGCCAAACCGAGTTGAGGACAAATTGAACTTCTTGCGTAGGGTGTTTGTCGGGTTGCAGATAGACGAGAGGCTGACGCGTGTTATTGAGTGCTTGGAGAAAATGGAATACGAGTGGAACGAAAAGCAACACGTCTGGTCATCGAAGCCTACCCACAAGGGCGGGTATTCAGATACTTGTATTGGGGGTAACTCTTTGATTGAAGTGGATGGCGGCGTTAAGAAAATAAGAGATATCAAGCCAGGTGAATTGGTCAAGGTGGGAAACACACTCCATAAAACTACAAGTGGCGGTGTTGTTACAGGGGTAAAAAACACCTATAGATTGGTAGTGGGAAATAGCGTGGTTGACATCACTGGCAATCACGAAGTCTTAACACAACGCGGTTTTGTACGGGTGGATAGTCTATGTAACCAAGATACCATATGCTATAATGGAAACATATGGAAGAAAGAGTTAGATATTACAGACACAAGGGAAAACTTAAAGCGGTCTATAAAGGCTATACATACAATTTTAGGCAGAGAAAAGGAAGCCAATATTTTATTAGAAAATCTGGCGGTAGAGAAATCTATCTCCATAAAGTTATTTATGACGTGTTTGAAGACAAAAGTCTCTTTTGTAAAGATGGTAATCTGGCTAACCTTGATAAGGCTAATTGGGGGTATAAGCCAGCTATCGTCTATAAAGGTGAGAAGTGGACAAAACACAGAAGATACTATGAACGAGGTGGAAAGTTTCTTCATAGACAAGTTTGGATTGACAACTTTGGCGAAATCCCAGAGGGGGTTCATATACACCATAAAGACTGCAATCCAGAGAACAATGATATTCGTAACCTTGAAGCTCTTAAGGCGAGTGAGCATCAAAAGAGGCACTGGGAGGAATATTATGAGAAATGGGCTGAAACAGGTAGGCAAAACCTTAAGAAGGCTAGAAATTCGCAGGCTATGGCAGATTGGTACAAGTCGGATAAGTTCAAGGAGCTATATAAAAGAAACTCAGAATACATCAAACCCAAATATAGAGAACTTACCTGTACAGTCTGTGGCAAAAAATTCAGAGCAGTCAGAGCAAGGACTTGCGGACAAAATTGTAGGCTCAAACTTTACCGTCGAGAAAAATGCGGGCTTGATGGAAGTGTGGAATATGACTATCGAAAACGCTCATATGTTCAGCGTTGATGGTATTATGATGTCCAATTGCGACAGTCTATGTTATATGGGGCAAGCAATTCAGAAATATAACATCACTGGTAAAACAGGATTTTCTCGGGTGTCGATAAAGAACTCTGCGGCAGGGAAAATCCAAGGACTAAGCAAGAAAGAACAGCTCGAAAAGTTCCTTGAGGCAGAACTTTCGCTTGGCGGTAAAAAGAAAAAAAGAAAAGACTTTTCACTTTTTCGGCGATGATGTGATACAATTTAGATAATAAAAACACAATTCTTCAACAGGGGGAGATAGATGAATGAACAAACAGAGGTCAAAGAAACTCAAGACGGAGGACAAGGCTTCGCAGAAAAGCAAGACTCTATTGAAAAGCAAGCTAAGCAGCTTTACGAAGAGTTTGGGGTCAAAGCTGATGTCCCTAAGACCCGTGGTCGCCCTAAGAAGTCTGACAGCGGAGATGAAGGAAAATCTGAAGTCGACAAAAGAACTTCGAACGAAAAGCGGAAAAATGGTTCCAATCAAAGTAAACCGAAAGATGAAGCTTCTTCAGACGATAATGACGATTCAGGGAATGAGAGCCAAAAGGTCGTCAAGAAAGACGCAAAGGATAATAGCAAGGTTTCAAAGGACGCAGAAAAAACTGGTGATGGAACTGACGAAGACAAATCCGAACAAGATGGAAGTTCTGAACGAGGAAGCTCGGGCGATAGCGAACGAGATGATGAAGGTAATGAAAGCGGAGAAGAAGTCAAAAGACCAGGCAAATCCAGCCCAGCGGCAGAAAGGCGTATCCGCCAGCTCAACTCGGAAAAAAACGAAGCAGTAGCACGTGCTGAACAAGCTGAACGCAAATACGCACAGCTACAGCAACAGCTGGAGCAGGAACGCGTTCAGTTGGAAGACCCTGAGTATACGCTAGAAGACTTCCGTCACGTGCAAGATGAAAATGGCAATATCTTAGAATTGGACGACATTCAGCAGGAACTTGCTTATCGCCGTTGGAAGGACGGGTACAACGAAAGGCAAGCAGAACGCGAAAACCAAGCTCTCCAATCTCAAATCCAGGATTACCGAGAATATCAGCAATCTGAGGAGATTATGAGAAAGTCGGTCGAAGCATACGACTTGCTGAATAATATTTTGGAAAACACCGCAGAGCTAGATGTCCGAAGTGATAAGTTTGATAAGGAGTTCTCTGACACTATTATGCCGCTTATCGAAGGCAGTTTGGAATATGCTCCAGGCACAGAGCCAGGTAATCCTTACGGTAACAATCCTGTTATTACAGGTTTCTCGCTAGACCCTAGGTTAATACTTCAGGCAGCGTCAACATTGAGGAACACAAAGAGGAATATCCCATTGAATGCTCTTGACGCTACAGTGGAGAGCGAGGACGCCGCATATTATCATTCGCCATCGTCTGACCCGTTAGAGCAAGCGGCTGATAAATTGTATAAAATGTACGGTATAAAAAAATAAAGGAGAAATAAATGCCAAAAGTAGAAGAAACACCAAAAGTAGAAACTAAGGTAGAGGAGAAAGAAATGCCAGCACCAGCACCAGCACCAGCAACAAGTGAAGCGTCTGAATTAGCTAGTGTTTTGCGTGAAGCTATTTCTGGTTCGAAAAACTTCCAGATTACTGTTGATGAGAACGTAAAATCTCGTTTTTCTCTGGTTAAAGACAGTGAAACGGGCGAGGTTATGTTGCGAGATAACGATGAAGGAAGTTTGTCCGAAATCCAGATGAAGAGCTTGGAAGAGAAAAAAGCCGACCTTCTTGCTCGCGAATACGAAGAATTGTAGTATAATTAAAGAGAAGTGTACTCACTTCTAAAACTTCCAATCTTTTCGAAAAACCGTCCAGCCATGAGGCGGTTTTTCATTGTTGACAAATATGTATTTATGATATAATGAAAGTAAGCTACAAGCTTGTGTTTTACACAAAAGTATGATTTGGGTATTCATCTCCCCTGTAAAATATGAAGCAAAAGCACTTGATGCAAAAGGTGTCTCATCAAACACAAACAATAATAAAACACAATCCAAAAAGGAGAAGATAAAATGGCAATTACACCAACAGAAATCTATAGCAATCTTATCGACCAACCTTTCGATGATGAGAGCTACACAAAAGAACTTGAAGGAAACAACAAAGAAATCGAGTTCAAAAAAGGTTCAAAAGTAGTCAAGGTTCGTACAGTAACCACAGCTGGTGCGGTTACAGACCACAATGCAACTCAGACTATTTCTCAGCAAATGGCGGGTATCACAAACGTAGATAGTACAATCGCTACTTATACGCTTGACCAGCAAAAAGATATCAAGAAGTTCTTGGACAAGACTGTCGCCGTAACGAACAACTCTATCGTTGAAGGTGGTAAAATCTTGCACGCTATCGTAGCAGAACAGCTTGTTCCAATGATTGACGCTTACCGATTGGGTATTTTGGCGGGTGTCGCTACAACAACCAGCCAGAAGGTTATGGCTACAGTTAACGGTGTCGCAGACTTCTTGAAGGCTCGTGGCTACTTGATTAACGCTCGTCTTTTCCGCGACAACTGTATTGCGTATGTTAACAATACAACCGCAGACAATATTCGTTCAGCTAATATCATGACACCATTTACTGGCGGTTTGGAAAAGAGTATGCGAACTGGTGATATCGGTATGTTATATGGTGCTAAGGTTAAGGAAGTCCCAGCTGACTTGATGCCAACTAAGGTCGGACTTATCCTTGTCAACCCAGATATCGTATCCGCTCCACGTTTCTTGGACGACTCAAAGGTTAGCGAAAGCAACGTAGCCTTTGGTACTTTGGTTCTTGGTTTGTACATGTACACTTGTGTAGTATCAACTCCACGAAACAAGGGTGTCGCTATCATCGCTACAGCTTAGTACTATCTATACTCCAATTGACCCTGTATTTATACAGGGTTTTTTGGTATTATAGAGTTATAAATTAAAACAAAAGGAAAAAATAAAAATGGCAACATATAATTGGTACGATGATGACGAAGAAAAAAAGAAGAAAGATGAGTTGAATTCGTCTATTCAATCTGTTCAAGACGGCTGGAACTCGGCAAATAAGGGCTGGCAACCTGCACAGAACGACGCGGCTAACACAGGGCGCAGTTTAGGCATTTTCGCTGGCGACGCAGGACAGCAAGGACAAGACGGCAATTACTTGATGTCTGACGAGAAAGCTCAAGCAGACGAGAACAAGCGTAGGCAAGACGAGGCAGAAGCGGCAGCACGAGCTCAGGCGGCAGCAGCGGCGGCAGCAGCAGCACAGGCTCAAGCAGCTGCGGCTGCTCAGGCGGCTCAAGCTCAGGCGGCTCAATCACAGCCGCAACTTTCAGACTTTGACAAGGCTCAAATGCAGGCGGCGGCTCAAGCTCAAGCGTCCGCTTCACAATTGAAGCAACGCAAGTATGCCGCCCCACAGAAAGATGAAGGGCTTTTGGGCTTTATAAAAATGCTGGGGGCTGGTTTTCAGCAAAGTGTTGGTAGTGTGGCAGACGCCGCGGTTCAAGGTGGACACGTCCTTAATTACTTGAGAGACCGTGCAATGGGTGTCGACGAGAATACGGCGGCTAAAAACTTGTGGCAGAGTGGTGAGAGTATGCGAAAGAAAATCCACGACATCAAAGATATCGCTGGCAATAATTTAGTTGGTGTTTCAGGTGCTGACGAGGCGGCAGGTCGTATTGCGGCAGGTCAAGGAACGGCTCGTGATTTCTCTACGGTTGGTGGTCAAGGTTTGCAGGTCGGTCTGGACGCCACTCAGTTTATCAACCCAGCTGGGAATATAGCTAAAGGAGCTTCTGTAGTAAAAAACGCTGGTAGGTTCGCAGAGCTTCGACCTGTTCTAATTCAGGCGGGGAAAGAAGCAGGTATGAATGGTGTATTGACTGGAGTAGCTACTACTGGTCGTACTTACGGAAATACTGGCGACCTTGGAACGGCTATTCAATCTGGTGTAGGGGACGCTACATTAGCTGGTACATCTCAGTTTGGTCTGGGGCTCGGTTCTAACCTCGTGGGTCGGGGCGTATCTCGTGTCAGGAATGGATTCACTAAAGAATTGGCGGACGATATCTCAGCAGGTGCGAAGTCTGAACTTCCTGGTTCACTTACGAAAAAGGCGGACGATATATCTACAAGGGTTGATAGCGACCCTAACGTCAGTTCGTTTGATAAAATCTTGAAAGAAAAAACAGAGGGGCTACCAACCAACTCAGTTGAAGGCAAGGTGGACGTTGAGGGACGTATCTCAGAGCGTGTTCCAGAGCGTGTTCCAGAGCGTATTTCAGAGCCACAGACACAACAGATACCTTCTGTACAGGACCGAGGCTCTAATACACCCCAGGGCTTACGAGAAGACCTTCCACAGCCAACCCCTGCAGAGAGAGTCAATTTGCCTGACAATTCTCAGGTCGGTTCCGTGAAAGCTAAAGAGGACTTGGATAAACTTTTGGAAGGTACTCCAAGTTTGAAAGAAGAGAAAACACTACAGATTCCAGGACAAAATGAAAGTCCTGTTAAGTTACAAATCCCAGGGCAGAATGAAAGTCCAATTAAACTACAGATTCCAGGACAAAATAAAGAGGTGGTTAAGGATATATTAGGTAAAGACCTTAAGCCTCTAACATCTGTTCAAAAGCGTGCTCTTAGGGAGGCAAAAGCGGGCTCAACTCAAGCCGAAGAAGCATTGATAAATGCTAAATTAAATCAGGCTGAAAAAGCAGTCCCTACGAAATCTCTTCCAGATGGAATGGTTCCTGAGCAGAGTAGCGGTAGCGGTATCGGTATGAAAGAGCTTGCAAAACGTGCCGTAACTGGTTCGGCGGCTCCAACGGACTTTAAGAAGGCACTAGCTCAAGCGTCAGGCTTATCACGCGACGCTGAGTTGCCAATCGGGGACATATTAGGAGAAGCTAAGTTGAGCAAGAAGATGAAAGAGCGGTACTCGGAAAAGTATGCTGAAATGGAGAAAATCATCGACCGCCAAAACCAAATCCAAAAGGAACACCGAAAATTGGTTAGGAACGACAATTTAGCAGACGCGTCAGGGCTAACTAAGGAATGGTCATCACTTGAGCGTCAGAAGGGGGCGATAGCTACAGAGTTAAACGCAATGAACCGTTTGGCTGACAGTCGTCAATCGCTTGGTCATAAAGCCGCATATGTTATAGAGAACTTAGTTAGTATGAAGAACGCTAACCAGCTTGTGAGTGCTCCAGGCATAGAACGTAACTTGCTCCAAGACATTATGGGTACTGCGGAAACATTCGCTAAGAACCCTATCCGCTCAGCTCGAGCTTTGAAGAATGGTGGTAATGTCTATGGGTCGGCATTGCACTCAGCGGCTGATAACTGGAAAAACTTCAGACCTGTGTCTGTAACTGACGGTGCTAAAAGGTCCGTAGGTAACACGCTTGAAATGGCTATGGTGCCAGTTACTGGTACTTCTAATCTGGGTAAGGCTCCAATACGTGAGGCGTTGGCAGAAGCGTCCCTGAAAATGGCAGGTAAAAATCCTACTCGTCAAGAAATCGTAAACTTCTCTCGAATGATGGACGCAGACACTGAGGCATTAGTCAACGTCTTAAACGGTGTCCATAACGCTATGACTAACCGCCGTCAAGCAGACAAGGCTATCCGAGCATGGCACGAATTGATGGCGACAGGTAGCGACGCCGCACGTAACAGGTTGCACGCACTGGCTGAGCGTCAGCAAACGTTGGCTCAGAAGTTGGTTCAAGGCTTTGAGGCTGGTGGTACTCCTAAGCAACGTATTGCTGCAGCTTTGACTGAGGCGGCTCTGCCGTATGCTCGAGTGGCAACTAACACTGCTATAAACGCCGCATATAGGTTGGTTCCAAATAGAACTCTTATTGATGAGGTGTTATCTGTTACTAGGACGCGACCTCAGAACCTTGCCGCATTGATTAAAAACACTGCAGTCGACTATGGGGTTGTGGGTGTGGTTGCTGGATTGGTCGGCTCAGGAAATATTATATATAACAATGGCGACAAGACGAATCAACCTCGCGGTATCTTAATCCGTGTTGGTAAAGATGAGTATGTCCCAATTCGTGCAACTAATATTGAACCAGAAATCGCAGGTGCATATACGGCAGTAAAGATTGCTCAGGGCAAAATGACAGCTAAAGAGGCTATGGCGGCTATCTCAGACAGCTTGCCTTACGTAAGTAGCACTGATAACCTCGTAACTGCAGGAAAGTCATGGTTAAATGGTGAAGGCGAAGAGGGCGATAATCTGTACCAAGCAAAGAGCTACGCCGTCAACAACATAAAATCTCTCGTTCCGTTTAGTAACAACGGTATACAGCCGTGGCTTGCGGGGAAGAAAGGTCTCTTGGAAGGTAATATCTTGAAGGGCGATAGTTTGAACGCCAAGTCGTCTTATGATAAAGACTTTGGTAAGTGGGTAACGAACAGCATTCGTCAGGCTTACGACCCTTGGTTCCGAGAAACGTTGCCAGACAGTCGAGATGCCGCAGGTCGTGTACGTACAGTGGATAACCAAGGGGCGATTATTCATAAACAGATAAATGACCCTGCCAGTGCCGAGTTTAATTCAAGGATTGACGACTTGGTTAAGTACGGTAAGGAAAACGGTCTTGGTAAAGACGTTCGTGAAATGTTTGGTACATATAATACAGGCAAAGACAATAACTTTAGGTCTGTACATAATGCCATTACGTTCTTGGACGCAGAAAACGGCAAGCCTGATAACGCTAAGAAATTAGAGAAGAATGGTAAGCTGGCTGATTTATCTCGCCAAATTAAGGACGGGTTCTTCGGTGATAGTGGCTCAGAACTGCTGAAACTAGATGGTAAGGAATTAAGGTCTGACGCGTCCATTCCGAATAAGTCAGGAAGTAAGAATACACAGCTACCTATCTCAATGCAATCAGTCCGAAATGCTATTGCTCAGACTGATTTACCAGCTGACCAGAGGGGGATTTTATATGACATCTCTACGCAGAAGAATAACTTGTACGGTATGCTTAAATCTAAGCAGATTAGTTACGAGGAGTACAACACAGCTAAGACTAACTTGACAACAGAAGAGAACAATATCTTATTGCAATCTCCTAGCTACCAGAAATTGAACAACTTTATGCACACCTTGAATAACAGCGGTTTCTTCGATGAAGGCGGGCTTGGCTCTACAAAATCTGGTCAGACTTATCTGTGGAACGCCTTGAACGCTATGCTGGGAAGTAAAGGAACCACACCAGCGGCTGAATACAAGGACGAGAATGGTATCAACGGCAAGGGGTACTTTATGCCATACGGACGACGCGGGTTCTTCGGATTTGGTGGTGGCAGACGAGGAAGTGGCTTTGGTGCTTCGGACAAAACAGGCAATCGTGGCGACGCAGGTCTTCAATGGGGTGCGGTAAAGGGTCGCTCGATGGAGAATGTTGGTATGGGCAAATATACACCAGTATCAATCAAGACCACTGTTAACGGAAGAATTAAACGTAATAAAACCCAGAATTACGATGGCAGGAGTATATAATCTTGTGTTACAATAAAGACTAAGAGGAACAAAAAATGAACATAAAAATTGAAGATTTAATTGAGAAACTAGAACAGAGCTACGACTTTATGCAAAAGGCGACGAAAGGGTTTGCTGAGAGGAATGAGCAAATCTTTTATCGTAAACCCCCAGCAGGGGAAGTCGATAGCAAAATGGACTATTCCGAGTTAGTCGATAACACCCTGTCGTCTTACATAGAGAAAACACCGAAGAATGTTATCCAAAGGCTACCGACATTCACCGTCGACGCTCACGCACAAAGTAAAGTAGAAGACTTGAAATATGAATACATTGCGAACAAGATTATCCTAAGGAACAATACTCCTGAGGGGTATTCGTTGCTACAAAAGCACTGGATAGCATTACGCAACGCTATGGCTTTTGGTGCTTGTGCTGTGTATTTACCATTCACCAGGAATAAGACCGAGTTCACTGTTGGTTTTGAGATTATCTTCTGGGGGGATTTGTTCCCTGAAGCTTACGCGTCAAGCATTAACAGTGCTAACTATGTTCAATTCCGCACAATGAAAACTAAGGCTTCTATAGAGAAGCTGATTAACGGCACGGACAAGGGCGACGCTGAAGACGGCAAATGGAATATAGAAGGATTGAAGAAAGTCCTTGAGTATGGCAAGGGTGCGTCTTTGGGGCGCGAGGAAACAAATCATACTTATGCATCTTTACTCAACATTCCAGAAGGATTGTATGAGCTATTTGTTTATGTAGATGACGATTGGATTATCACTTACCACTACCAATCGGCGACTATTCTACGCGTAGTCAAGAACACCAGCGGTTACAGGCGTGTTTTGGGATTGTATTCAGACTTTGACGGCATAAACATTATGGGTCGTTCTTTGGTCGAGATGGGCTATGGTGCACAGCAAGCTCTGACATCATTACTACGTAACTTCATTTACACGGTGGACTACAATACAGAGCCAGCCAAGTTTGTGAAGGGTATAGGGCTAGACGAAGACAACTTCGAGCTTGAAAAGGGGAACACGATGTTCCTTAACGATGAAGACGGCTCAATGCAACTATTGCCGATTGACACAACAGTTATTCAAAACTTCCCAAGTTTGTTCAGTCTGGTGAAGTCAGTGTTGCTATCGTCATTGCCAAGCTCAAATGACATTTCTATCTCCGCAGAGGTCGGCGACCCAACTTACTCAAAGACGCAAGCAGGTGTGAATAGTCAAGACCGCAAGGCAGATATTGAGAACAACTATTATCGAAAGAATTATGAGCAGTTCTTTGAGGCAGTTCTTGAGGCTCAGATTAACATATACATCTCTGAGATAAGGAAGATAGCTGAGGCGAATGAACAATCCCAGTTGGTTATTAAACTTGATAGTGAATACATCAACCTCATAGAGCAGGAAGACCCTTCCCAGATTATAAACGGCGACAGCGTGATTATAGACACCAGTAAAGTCCAGCAGGTAAACATCTCTGTCGATTTCGAAAGTACACGTCAAATGGCTAAGGAAGAAGACTTGAAACGATTGAACACATTTATGACAGGGTTCTTTGAAGTCGCTAAGGCAGACCCAAGTGTAGCTAAGGGCGTACGAGAGGCATTGCCATACTTGATTGAGGAATTGACAAAGAGTTCTAACCTAGAAAGCAGTTCTAAGATTGCTGAAGCAGTCAAGGCGGGATTGGAAACCGCCAAGCAAGAAGAAGCCGAACAGGCACAACTCGAGCAACAAGCACAACAAGCACAACAAGCACAACAGCAGTCTGCTCAGATGGCGGAGATAAAAGCCCCGTCAGTTTCTATAGCGTTTAAGGATTTACCACCAGCAGGTAAGATACAAGCGGCGGCGAAATATGGCATTCAGTTGACTGAGGCTGACGTAACACCACAACCAGCATATCCACAGCCAGAGGAGGTAGAGTATGTATAACTCCAGCGAGGTTTTACAGAGGGGGGCGTATAGAGATACGTTCAAGACTGGTCGAGAGAAAGAAGCTCCAAAGAACATTACTGAAGTGGACAAGATAAGCAGGGTGCTTGATAAATACATATCAAAATATTCATCGACAGTAGGTGTCAGGGAGGAGGCTAGGAAGAATAAAAGAACTAACGACTACCAACTAGACCTAAGTGCCGATATCGTGGAAATCCTAACAGAAGTAAAAAACAAATTGAGGTAAACAAAAATGGCAACGGTAAAACAAATAATTGAAAAAGCATACACAAAAGTCAACGGTGAATACGAGCAGGTCATAGAGGGGAGCGACGACTTCAATACTTACTTGAATGTGCTAAACCAATCTATGGAAGCACTTGCTCATATGCCATACATAAAGTGGCAAAGGTACTTTGATATAGATTATAGACTGCCAGAAAAGATAGAGCAGGATAAATTAGCATACATCATACCAGACATAAATAAACTGACCGTTTCAGACACTCCGTATGACTGTGTGAGGTTCATTGACGACCAAGGCAAGACGGTTGCAGAATACAAGTTGATTGACAACGCGAAGTTCAATGCATCGGAAGGAAACGGTGTTTGTACGTTGGCTGGCGATAAAATACGGCTTAAGAATATTCCTGAGAAGTTGGTAGGTTGCGAGATATCTTTACCTGTTTATCACGACCCGAAAGTTTACACTTCAGGCTCCGAAGAGGTGGATATCGACAGTGTGCCATGGCTGGTAGCAACAATGTCTGCTACTTTGTGCGACGCAAGCCCAGTACCATTTATTGCTCGTAACGCAGACAGATATTACAAACAAGCAGATATCTTTATGAAAGAAATGCGTAAGAGTAACAAACGAACACAAACACTAATAATTAAAAGTGCTATCCCGAGGGAACCTAAAAGAATAGCATTCAAGGATATGTAATATGGCTGACAAGAACTCTAACGCAATTCAGATAAAAGACCTCAGGAGCTGGAAGCGAGGACAGATATCTTACTTCTCTAAAAGCCGTTTACAGGAAGACGCTCTGAAAACTGCGTATAACGCTTTTTATGACTATGACGGCGTTGTCCGTCCACGTGGAGGATTTTTGCATTCTGGCGTTCCAGACCTGCCAGAGGGGCTTACACCAGTCGGTTGCGACTTCCCATTCAAGAGAGCTGACGGTACAGAAGGCTTGCTAAACCTGTTCACTGACGGCACGAATACAAACTTGTATGTATTGAAACCCGACAATTCAGAGTGGCAGAAGTTCGATATGGCATTCACAAAAACAGATGTGGCGTCATTCGCTCAGAGTAACGAGAACGTGATAATTGGTAACGGCGTGGACAAGTTTACCTGCTATAACATCAAAGACAATACTCTAAAGCGGTTCTCTAAAGTCGCCGACCCGACAAAAGCTCCTGAGGTAACAGCGAACAACGCCAGTGGTACAAATGCGTTTGACTACTACTACCGAGTAGCATTCAATGGCGTAGGCGGTTCAACGAAGATGTCGCCAGCGGGTAAGATATCTTCATCTACTCTTCGCGACACCTGGGATGGTAAGAAGTCGGCTACTATCAAGATTGACGGGATTACTATCGATGAAAATGCAACCAGCTGGAACGTTTACGTAGCAGTCGTTTCAGTCGGTACAGGTGCACCGTCTGACGATGAGTACTTCAAGATTGCTGAAAATCTGCCAACAACACAAAAGCAACATCAGGATACAGGCTCCACAACACTACTTAAATCCGCCCCTGTGGAAAACACGACAGAAGGTATTGTGGCGTGGTTTGTTACTAACATCGCAGGAAGATTGTGGGCTATTGATAAGAAAGGTATCGTCTACTGGGGTGGTGATGTTGGCAATGAATTGTACTTCGGCTCTGCTAACGGTTCAGACAGCTACCAGGTTGGCGATAACGGTACTGAAACACCTATGGCGGTGGCGTTAGGACGAGATAACTCTGGTACTACCTGTATTAACTTGTTGACGCGTACTATGGCTGGACAGGGTGGTATTTGGGACGTTTATGCAACAACCAATACCACGACAGTCAATGGGCAGACGTTCAGCGAGGGTACATACCAATTCAAGAAACGTGAGGGTAACGACGGAACAGACGCTCCGTTCTCTGTTATTCACGAGAATAACAACGTGTACTACCTGTCAATGGACGGGTTCAAGTCTACAGGTGTGAAGCCGAACATCTCTGGTATCCAGTCGACGGATATTATCAGCTCCGCAATCCGAGACCGTGTGCTTAACTTGTCGCACTCTAACTTGTCTAGGTGCTACGCGGCGTATTACGATGAAGCCCTGTATTGGACGGTGGCATATGGTCAAGAAAAAAACAACGAGATATGGGTGTATGACATCTTACACGGTGGTATCTGGTCTATCTGGCGAATACCGTCAGACTGTATATTCCGTTGGGCGTCAACAAAGAAAGAAAGCCCGAGCTTATATCTAAGGCAGGGGAACAAGTTGCTTCGATATTACAAGAACTCTCGTAAGCATTATGATGAAAGTGGCGTATTTGATTGTTATATAGAAAGCGGTCTTATACCATTCCACCAGAGTAACCTGGAGTGGGTACACCTACTTAAGGCTATCTGGCAGTTTGACTCAGCAATAGGGCTTATAGACCTGACTATCAATATACACTCAAAAAATGGTGATATATTGAAGACCAATAAGATAACCTTCGACCGTAGTAGTAGTAGTAGTAGTAGTAGTAGCTGGGATGCAATCCGCACTTGCGGGACAAATTGTCTTAAAGAGTGGGGCGGACGCAGGTGGGATGAACCTATCGTCAATTCATCAGACATCTTTTCACCGAAAGACAAGAAGATAGACCAGAAGATACGGAAGAATGCGGCTTATATAAGCTTTTCTGTGAGGTCAAACTCCGCTAACACATATTATGAATTATCACACCTTAGCTTGTTGTTCACATATATCGGTACGGGAATTGAGTTCTTAAGCCAGAAGGGGGTGATAAAAATCTAACAATATGATAAAATTAGTGTGTAAAACGATAAAAAACAAATAAAGGAGAGAAAAATGATACCTATTATGGGATGGAGACAAGATAAGCACGCTGGCGGCGGCGGAGGCGGCGGCTGGGGAGATGACGGACCTAAATCTAGCGGCGGTGTGTTCTGGCTCGGCGAAGACGGCAACGTTTGGGTGAAGGGTGCGGGCGGCACACACTCAGCAGGTCGTTGGGACGGCAACACAACTAACTATTGGCAATCACGAGGGTTTTCATTTATCCCAAATCCAAACCCTAGCCGACGAGGTGGCGGCGGTTATGTCAGTGGTGGCGGTGGCTTCAGAGGCGGTTTTGGTGGCGGTGGTGGTTATTCAGCACCTGCGAAGAAACTTGACCAAGACCAGATAAACAGCTTGAATGGCTTACTCGGCGTATACGACGCGAAACGAAATACTCAGCGAGAAAAAGCTCGATTGACACACGACGCACACGTCAATGAAAAGCAAGAAGAGCGTACCAAAGAGAAGAAAAAGTACGACGGCAAGAAACTGTCGACAATGCAAGACTTCGGTATGGCAAAGAATGACACCGATATCAACACCCGAAACACGCTAGAGGGTCTTATCAGCTCTCTATCGACAATGGGTGTTGGCGGCTCACGTGCATTGGCTCGTCGTATTCTAAGCTCTGCTAACCGCTCGAACCGACAGGCGAACGCAACATACGCTAAGAACTCACAAGCTCTAGACACAGCTTGGAACGAATTCGACGCCGCAAACAGGAACGACTTAGCGAAGATTGAAGACCAATACAAGTATGACCTTGCAGAAGCAGACAAAGAGTGGGGACAGAACCGCCAAAACACTTTGTACAAGATGGCAGACGTTTACAATGCCGCAGACAATCACGGCGAACGAACTCGCTTAATGAACGAAGGAAACGGTCTGAACAGCTACATCTCAAACGCTCGCTTTGTGAACCCACAATACACAGGTAAATTGAACGTTATGGCGGCTCCAGAATTGTCGAGCTACTCACAAGACATCGCTAAATACGATACGTCAGCTATCGGCAACGACGGCACAGAGTTGATTAACCCAGACGGAACGACAACTCCAGGAAACCTAGCTATCAAAGCCGTTGCGATGAGCGATAAAGACTTAGGTGTCAAGAAGCGAATTGAAGGCGAAGACCCTGTTTACGGAGTTTAATATGTCAGAAACGTTAGAAAAGTTCGGAAAAGCTAGTGCTGATAACAAAAAAGCTGAAGCAACTACAGTGAAGACTGCTCGCCAACCTGGCGAGTCAGTCCTCTCCTGCTTTGACTTGAGTAGTTTTTCAACGACCCACCCAGTGTTCTTTGTAACCTACAAAAAAATACCAGACCCTGACAATGCAAAAGAAGTAAAAATCATCAATGAAACAAGCTGGCAAGCTAAGGTCAATCCAGACAACAACACCTTGACGAACCTGACTTTGGCACCAGGATATACAGATATTGGGAATGAAGTTGGCGACTGCGTTGAGTGTATTCCAACTGCATTTTGGGCAAATAGTCTTATTGACGGGTTGAACCAAACCCTAGATAACAACGGCAAAATAAAGCCAGACGCTATGTCAAACGTTACGGCAGCAATCAAAGAGAAGTCTATTACAGCCGACAAGATAGACTTTACGACAATGCCGCTCGAAGAAAAAGTAAAAGTAAAGCGAAATAACACGACTACTGACAAGCCTGTGAATGTACAGTGTGGCGTAGCGATGCTCAATGTACCATCAAACGCCCTCGAGGCTACTATTCAAATCACTTTTCCAAAGCAATTCAAAACAATTCCTACTGTAGTTTGCTCTTTTGGTGGGTATGGTCAGCCTGGGGATGGCTGGACGGATAAACCAAATGCTTCTTGGGGAGGCTGTGCTTTTAGCGCGGTAGCTGTAACGAATACCTCATTTACGGCTAGATGTCGTCGATTTGATGGCGCGCAACTTCTAGGAACGTATTATGTTAATTGGATAGCGATAGGTTAAATCTAGTTACTTTTTCGTGTACCATAGAGTCACATAAGACTGAGCATAGCCACTCTGGTCAGCGTATGTCTGAATATTTACGTTTGTGTTGTCAGCGTAAACTGTCACTGTATATGGCTGCTGGTCGGCGGCGTGTGGCAGGTTAATAGTTGCTCCAATTGAGTTTTCTTTGGCAATACCTTGAATTCTGATAACTAAATCTAAATTAGAGATGTTATGCGGTTTTTTGATAGTAGTTGCACGACCAAGTCCACCCATCGCGAAAGTTTTTTGAAAAATAGTCTTGCCGTTTATCCATTTTTTGCCAGTATTTATCTCATCGGTAGAATATTTATTGTCTGGCATTGTCGTAAAGTCTATCTTGTGCGAACCAGTAGACCATATATGCTGTATTATGCTAGAATAAGGAAAAGAGATATAAAATAAAAAAGAGGGTGTATGGATAACACAGACAAAGAAGTATCAGCAAAAGAGTTTGGAGCGTTGGGAGCGGACGTTATACATATTAAAGAGAGTGTCGACAGGCACACTGTTACGCTAGAGCGAATTGAAAATATCGCACGAGCAAACGTTACTCAAGCTCAGCTCAAAGCATATATAGCCGAGCACGAAAAAGAATCAGAAGAGAAATACGTCAAACGTACTGAAATCGAAGGTGTTATGAATTTTTGGAGCCTTGTAACAAGCAACTTAGCGAAATTATTTGCAATCGCACTTGTAGGATTGGCTATTTACGCAACCAATAATCTAATTCAGCAAAATAAAGCAGTTACGGAATTACAAGAAGAAGTTCAACAAACTCAAGTGAGGAGGAAATAATATGATAGAAAAAGCCCTAGCTTGGTTTTACGCACGTAAAGGTCGAGTTTTTTATTCGATGGAAAGTCGGAATGGTCCAAATTCATACGACTGCTCAAGCTCTGTATACCACGCACTAAAAGAAGCAGGTCTTTTGCCTGCAAGCTACTGGATTGGTAACACTGACACCTTATTTGACGCCTTAGAGAAGAACGGCTGGGTGCGACTGTCTGAGGACGCTAACGGCGAAGCAGACACACAACGCGGCGATATTTTCATCTGGGGTATTCGTGGCAATTCTGGAGGCGCATTGGGTCATACAGGAATGTTTGTGGACGCAGATAACGTGATTAACTGTCGCTATCAGGCGGGTATTGTAATAGACAATCACGACTGGCTTTGGAGCGCGTCAGGTTGCCCGCCATATGCATTTTATCGATACGTAGGTAAACCAAAAGAAGCAAAGCGAGTAGCACTGCCTGAAGTGTATTATGCAGATGAAGTAGCAACTGTATTTGACTTACGACAAATTAGATGTAACCGACTGATTGATGAGTTTGACTGGGAAGACAACGGTGTACCCGTTTCTGTAGCAGTGAGAACAGATAAAGACGGCTATTTACTGGACGGAGAGATAAATACAGGAGATTACTTCCGAATTGTCGGCGGTACAGAGGTATTAGACGAAACTACCGAAAACAACAAACGCTACCTACAGCTAAAAATGGCAGATGACGGTATTTGGGTATTAGCGGAGCGAGTACGTGAACTAGCGAATGGAGATGCAGGCACGCCACGTCCGCAACCACGACCTCAGCCACAACCAGCCCCAAAGACACCAGAGATACAACAGACACCTCAAATCAAAGAAAAGCCACAGGAGCAACCGCTAGCACCACAACCTACAAACGAAGACGTTATGAGGTCTATCGGCAAATTAAGCCAAGATGTCGCTAAGAATAAAAGCCTATTAGAGAAAATTATCGATTTTCTAATGAGCATTTTTAAGTTTAAGAAATAAGGAGGAGATATGAAATCACTAGAAGCATTAAAAAATATCAATTATAAAGACGTAGCTATCCGTGCTGGATGGACGTTCTTACAGACGTTTATCGCGACATTCTTACTAGCTGGCGTAAACTTAGTGAACTTGCTATTCGCGGCGAGTTGGCACGAATTATACGCTTTAATAATGGCTACCGCACTGTCTGCAATTGCGGCTGGATTATCAGCGGCTAAGACTATTATTCTAGACTTAGTACGTCAGATGAAAGAAGCTGTTGAGTAATTCGAAAATCCCGAACAACTGAAAATAACATTGTACGACATAAGAAAAAAGAGACAAAGACGATATATCTTGCCTCTTTTTTTGAGTTTTCTGACACCTCGTCATCGAACTCAACCTCACACAATATTATTATACACTATTTTCTTGCACTCTTAGGGACTTTTCTTGTCGGATTGAATGTCCGCTGTGTTTGAATTGTCCTAGCGTCTAACGGTCTTTTGCAGTTGCGACACTCGGCACGTTCTGTCTTAGCATTGAACTTTACCCACTCGCCGCATTCACGACAAAAACCAATTAAAGACGCTCTTTCTTCTGGAGTTATTTGGTCAATCTCATCGGTTGTCATAGTCGATAAATTGTTTCCACTCTGGCGGGATAACTTCCACTGGAACTTGTTTCTTATATGTCGGTATTAAGTCTATCTGTATTCGCATATATACCCTCCTTTATAGACTAATTTCCATATAGTAGGGGTTCGCGTCATATTTGTTCCCCCTCAATTTGTCCTGTCTTACACAATTATTGCCGCAAGCACGCTACTTCACTACTTTTTCATTTTTCCCACAGCCGCTACAATATAGCCAACCGCTATTGAATATTATAGCACTTGCTCGGTTGTCTTCGTGAAACGGACATCGAATACTCCAGCCTCGTGGATTATGCCTCGCTCGTGGGTCGTAAGACCTAGCGACCGCTTCTACGTCGTTGCTATCTATAGTCTTGTCTGTATATACAGGAGGGTGCCACTCCTTTTTGTATTTACAGAGCCTGTAAGCTTCTCCAGAAAGCAATCTGGCTATAGGTATATCTCTTACTATTTTATAGCTAGCACCGCACTTAAAGACGCTTCCTGGAGCTGTTATATTGCTATTGTCGCCTTTCAATTCAAAGTTCTTGCAATGCCTGTCGTCATTGATGTTTTGAACAGGTATATCCTTCAACACCCAATAAAACAAGTGATAGCCACCACTCGGAGTTGCCACTGTAAGAGTTTGTGGTAACTCCAAAGCCTTGAAGGTAGTTATGACCTCGTCCCAGTTGTCTTTGTGGTCTAGGTCAACTGCTATAAGCTTCCAGCGACCTGTCTTATCAAGCTGTCGGTATCCAGTAAGCAAGGCATTCGCCGTAGCTTTACTAGACTTTAATGGACGACAATTCTTGTCATCTGACCATTTGTCTAGTGTGTATCGGTTCTTCTTTGTCCCTTGCCAAGCAAATGACAATAAATCTTGCAGTTCATTCATACTGATTGCCCGATTATTTTTTTGAGGCAGACACTTTCTTATTCCAGCACTTACCGCACCACCGAGCAGACTCTTCTTTACCTACTGCCCCGAATATTCCTTCACCTGGAGGGACGTACATCCGACACCCCTTACAAATACTCTCCAAAATAATATGCCTGGCTTGTTGGTGGTAGCTACGTTCGAGTTCTTCTTTGCGTTTTTCTATGCCAACTTTCTCTTTTTCTATGCCAACTTTCTCTTTTTCTATAGTAAATCTACACCGTTCGAACTCTCTTTCCATTTTCTCCAGATAGTCTGTTTTGACTATAGTGAATGGAAATCTAATGTCAATCTTCATTTTCAAACTCCTTTACATCTTTGAAAAGACCGTTATATTGGCTTTTAATAAGCTCAAGAATCTTAGCCTGGTTGTCCATCATTTTGTCCCTTATCTGCTTAACTATATGAGTGTATGGAAGCTCGCTTGGGTTTTCATACTCTGATTTAACAATTTCTGCCGCCTCTAATAGTGCGTCATTTTTTCCCAATAAAACTAGTTCCTCAACACTATCTAAAATTAAGAGTATCTGCCCGTCTATCTGCAACGGACTTTTGTGTTTAGAATCTTGTATAACTTCTTTTATTATACGATATAGTTGTCTCTCGTGTTTGTCCATTATTATTTACTCTTTCTTATTTAATTCTTACTTTTTTAGAGATTTTCTTCATATGCTCTCTGCACTCTAATATTCCGTCCTTTCTCTCGTATACGTACTGTAGAAGTCCCTTTGCGTTCTCGTCAATAGATTCAACGAGGGCTTTTATGCAGACGGACTTGTAGTCATTATAAAGTTCCAGAAAAGACTCATCAATTGGGTGTTCTGTCCTGAACTCCTCCAGATAGTCGTCAAAAAGACTGTCTATTACTCTTTCAACGTTTTCCTTCATCGACAATCTCCTCTTTGAGCTCAGAAACCTCGCCGCGTAAAATATCGAGCTCATTGCTAATCATTTCTTTTGCTATTTGATTGATAATACGAATAAACGGGAGGTCGTCAGGCTTGCTGTGTTCTGTTTTAATAAGCTCCGCCACCCATAACAGTGTTTTGCTCCTATCTTTCAGAATCTCTTGATTAACCCAATTCACAATTGAAAGTGCTTCTTCGGTTGGGTTTTTGCACCCAGAAGACCCTAGGGCATCTATTATCGCACAATATAATTTTGTACATCTCGTACGGTCTTTATCTTCATTATTTATTTGAACGTTTCTCCTTATCGCCACGATTTAGGGTAATTTAATTCAACCTCTCGACCTTAACGTTATCAACACAATGCCAAGGAGATAGTACCATCGTAAACACCTTGTTGCTAGTGACAACCACCTTTATACTCTTGTCTTTGGCGGCTTCATTCACTAATTTGATATATGGCGAATTCGGCGGTAGACAGAACTTACTGGTGTTTTCTTTTGTTACCACAGTATTTTCTGATGCACGAATACTGAAATACGTGTTGCCAATGAATATGCTATTGTTTTGGTTGTTATAAACAATTCCAGAAGCTACATTATCAGAAGTTTGCAAACGGACTGAAAACAGCAAGTAAATAGGCACTGCAACCGTTAATGCTGCTAGGATATATTCCAAAAAATTTCTTATTTTAGACATGTCAATCTCCTTGTCTTACCATTTTGTTCAACCGCAGAACTGGTTGGCTATATAAGGTGATGATTTGCCGAGTTTCTAAACCCGTCGAATTCGAGAGGTTTGAATCGTAAAGTCGCATCTTCACTGCTCAAGTTGCAAAGTCAGCAGTTACTTTTCTAGCTCTAATTACGGAACTTCGCGAGCTGCAACGCAAGGCTTAGTTTCAGGCTTTCGAGCCACTTATATAGCCAGTTGATAGCACCAAATAATAGTCTTTAGTATGTAGATATCTAAGTCTCGATGAAAGTAAAATGTACGTTGGTGCTACCAGTTGAACAGATGACTCGGGTGGGCAAAATAGCCATCTGTCCAGTTCTACGGTTGAATTGTTAATGTTCTACTGGGTACGATTTGTACCCGATTACTTACGTTTGCTTATACGACCACCCTTTTGCCTGCACATTTCTTTACAAAGTGAGGACCTTCTATTAAGTTGCAATTGCATTCAATGTCTTGTGCAAATCCCTTGTAGCTTCCATGGCTTGCAAATGTAGCAGAGCCACCCTTTCGTCCAATTTCTGCATAAAAGTTCGGGTTGCTTGCTAGGTTTTTCTGAGCGGCTTTCAATCCGCCCTGCTTGGTTCCTGACATTATTCTTCTCCTAATTTTTTAATCAATTTATGAATACCTCTTCCTGAGCCGATGCCCTTACCTGACCACCAGCCTTTATATGGGTATAGTTTTGCGATATGGTTCTTTCTGTCGTTGCTCTTATAAATGTATACGGCTTTCTCTCTTTCATCCCAAGCTACAGCATATCTAGCCTCTATAAGTAAGTCAGTTGCGTATTGTACACGGCTTGGCTCAAGAGATTTTCGACGCTCTTCACGCTCTTTTTTCATAGCGTCAAATACTGCTCTTAATTCACCCATCAGTCTTCCTCAATTCCAAAATATTTCAGCCAATCTTCTCGATTTTCTCTGATAGATTTTCGAGAGTCTTCTTCGGTTGCATAGCGTATGGTTTCACCAGAATCGTCATAGTCAGTATCGTATGAGTATAGTTCTTTGTCCTTGTAATTGTAGTAGACTACCCATCCACCTCTAGAATCCTCAAAATCTGGCTTAAAGTCTGAGGTTCGTTGTAGCCTGACTTCGGCTAATCTACGTTCACGGGCTTTTTCAGCTTCTTCCATTGTGCGATAGACAAACCCAAAAGCAAGACGTTTATTGTCTGTATAATTGTCATTCCAAATATCTGAACATACACTCCCATGGTCACTAATGTAGAAGTACCAATCGTCATATTTAGGCTTCCAGTGAATACTGTCTGTCGGCTCTTCGATTTCCTCAAACCACTCGTCAAAGTTATCTATATCTTGAATTGTGAATTGAGAATCTTGTGGTGTGTCTTCACCTGGTACAGCCACAGTTAGCTCTCTGGTTCCATCAGACATATTAACGATTTCTTCAAAAATGGTACCAGCCTTAATTGTAGGCGTGTCTTTTAGAAGCTTGTATTTCATTTCTTACTCCTTAAAATAGCTCCAATTGCGTGGCGTAAATTGCACGACTAGCTAATATCTGGTTAATTCGATGAATTGTGCGTTCACTCTCGTTCAGGTCGTTTAATGCACCCTCTTTCATCTCTAGCAAATCTACTGTGTCGACCTCGTCTAATGACTGATAATCATCTTCGTAGTAAGGTTTTACTTCTTTTTCCATTTCTTTATTGATTTAATATTAATTTTACACTACAAAGATACAATAAAAAAAACGGAACTACCAAATTATAGCTCCGTTTTTAACATTATTTAATGTAATGATTCGTGGACTACCCATGAGTTAAATGTTCATAGGCTTCGGGCTTCATAGAGGAATGGCTTTCCAAATGGTCAGCTCTTACTTCCTCTCCACCCGTGTAATCGACAGTC